CCCCGCTAAAGCCACTAGTACCTGATATACCGCTGAATCCACTTCTACCGCTAAAGCCACTAGTACCTGATGTACCACTAAAGCCACTTCTACCACTAAATCCACTTACACCACTATCACCAGATATACCACTAAAACCACTAGTACCTGATGTACCACTAAAGCCACTTCTGCCACTAAAGCCGCTTAAACCACTATCACCAGATGCCCCACTGAATCCACTTGTACCACTATCACCAGATTCCCCACTAAATCCACTAGTACCTAATGTGCCGCTAAATCCACTTCTACCACTAAAGCCACTTCTACCACTAAAGCCGCTTACACCACTATCACCAGATACCCCACTGAATCCACTTGTACCACTATCACCAGATATACCACTAAAACCACTAGTACCTGATGTACCACTAAATCCACTTCTACCACTAAATCCACTTCTACCACTAAAGCCACTTTCCCCACTAAATCCACTTACACCACTATCACCAGATATACCACTAAAACCACTAATTCCCGATGTACCGCTGAAGCCACTTCTACCACTAAAGCCACTTCTACCACTAAAGCCGCTTACACCACTATCACCAGATACCCCACTGAATCCACTTGTACCACTAGCACCAGATATACCACTAAAACCACTAATTCCCGATGTACCGCTGAAGCCACTTCTACCACTAAAGCCGCTTACACCACTATCACCAGATACCCCACTGAATCCACTTGTACCACTATCACCAGATATACCACTAAAGCCACTCATCCCGCTAAATCCACTCACTCCGCTTACGCCACTAGCACCAGATACGCCACTATAACCACTTAATCCAGTTGAAATACTTCCATTAATGTACAATCCACTATCATCTACTTTTAATCTTTCACAAGTACCAGCAGCAATAATTACAGTATTACATAACCCTGCACTACCAACAATATTTCCAATTATAGTGTTGTTTGAACCAGTTACAACATCTTTACCAGTGTTACATCCAAAAAACAAATTGTTACTTCCAGTCGTAGAACTTAAACCTGCACATATACCAGCAAAAAAGTTATAACTACCAGTCGTAATAGCACATCCTGCATTTAAACCTATAATTATATTGTTACAACCAGTTATGCTAGGATTTCCATTGGTAACTAAAAAATTACCATTGGTTGTTAAACTCTTTCCTATCTCTACCCATGCAGAACCATCATATTGCTCAACACTATCAGTGGTAGTATTAAAACCCATTTGCCCTGCAACTGGTGATGCAGGTCTCGTAACAGTCGTCCATGAAGCTAAAACAATACCACCATTACTTGGTATCTTTAAGCCCTCAACATCGTTACTTCTTAAACTTAAATCCCCGCTACTGTCCGCAGTAAAAAATATACCGCAACTGTTTACATTAATAGTGCTTGCCATAATACTATCCTTCTATAAATAGTATTTATAAAAAAATGAGGACTATCGCTAGTCCCCATATCTCCCCATCCCGATTGAGTTGATAATATTATTTAGTCCATATTTTGTAATTCAATCTTCTTGGTCTTCTTCTGAATGATCAATAACTTCATTTATCAACTCTTCTGTCGTCCAACCTGAACTGGTTAATATATGAACACACTGCACAAATAAACTAAACACAGTCGCAGAAAAATCATAATCTAATTCAACACCTTCTTTTTCAAATAGTTTTTCTAAACTGTTATTCGCTTCTTCTATACATTTATCCATGTCAAAACAATAGATAGTGCCATCTTCTAATACCTCTGTAATTCTATCAGCCATTGTTCTTCCTCTTACAATTTTCTCCGTGCCACCTTTTATACATTCCTATACTCACAGTTTTTTTACAATGCTCACACGTTTGTTTTTTCTGTGATGGATGCCTTCCTTCTTGCAAACGCTTCAAATTACTAGCAGAACCTAAAAAATTATGAGTTCCTTCATCTACCCTCTTTTGATTAGTTTCAGGCCCTAAAAAATTGTGACGACCTTCTTCAATCAACTTCTTGTTTAGCTTACCTTCATAATTAGGACTATTGCCATTTTGCCAATGATGGGTTCCGTTTTTACTGTTTATGGTACTTGGATTGTTTGTTATTGAATTATGATTACCTCTTTCATATGCTAACTTTGCGTTTCTTCCATCTTTGTTTGGATTGTTATCACCAAGTAAGTTATGTTTCCCTGATTCAACTAATTTATTTTGTATTTTTCTGAGTTTTTCGGAGGCATTAGGATCTTTTCTTGTCCAATTATTATCACCACTTATTTTTGCCCTTGATATTGAATTTTTCATAGGATTAGCTAAGCCTGTTGCCCAACCTGTACTTTTATTGTTCATGTTCATGCACCCGGGTTTACCGTAATGTTCCATTAAATATAAATTTTCAAGTTCAACTAATTCATCAAAAGAATTAGCATACTCTAATATTTCTCTAGTTAATGAAGATTTATCTTTTATCTCAGTTACCCAAATACCTGATCCAATATATCCATCATCTACATTATTAGTGCTATGACGACCAATATAGTATTTTCCGTTTATATGTGTAGTTTTGTATATAAAATGTTTCATGATTTTATTTATAATCTGCTGCATTACATAATATACTATTATTTTGAAAGTACAATAAAAAAAGGGCACCAAAGTGCCCTTTTGCTGAGAAGTTACTTGAAGTAACTCTCTTAAGTGATTGATTTCACTGGAAGGTCAAATTACTGACCGCAATTTCCCCAACGTAATCAGCGGCATTGCCAAAACTGCTCGCAGTATTGGTCAATTCGATGTAACCGTAACGTGTCATAAATGATACGACTGGTTCGAATGTACTTGGATCAAGTACGACTCCGCTGCTCATTAGAGGAATATATGGGCAGTAGAATGCTGCTGCGTCAGTTTCGCTAGAGCCCTTATAGCCAACTAGAACTGGTTGAGTATCTGGGGCGTAGCTGTTAACGAATACGCGCATAGCGCCGTTTAGTGTACCAACGAATTTAGTATTTGTTGGAGCCTCGAAAGTGCCTTCAGTTGTACGAGCGAAAGCTGAAGTTGTAGCTGACTGAAGAACGGTCAAGCTAGCTGGGCTTACGACGGCCCAGTTACCAGCACCACGACGTGTACGTTGAGCGATCAAGTTAGCGACTCTGTTGATAAGAACTGCGAGTGCTGCGTGTTCGTCGCCAACGTAAGTAGCTGTACCGCTTACTGTTGCCTGATTGTAAGTAAATTCAGTGCTTGCAAGAGTTGCGAGCGAGAGTAGAATTTCCTGGTCAATTTCAGCAGTAATTTCTTGAGCTAGAGCAGCCATAATTTCTGCCTCAACGTCGATGCCGTGTTGAGATTGTGCGTCCTGAGCGGCCTCGAATGTCCAGCGAGCTTGTAACTTACGTGATTTAGCTTCGACAGCCTGACGTAGAATTTGAACGCTGATTTGTTTACCACCGTTGCCTTCTAGAGAAGCAGTGTCGTTACCAGTGTAGTAGCTAGTAGTTGTAGCGTCAGATTTAACGCGAGAGTAAGCCTGAGCGATTTTGAATGGGCTTAGTGCTTCTTCACCAGCTGTTACGCTTGTTTGTGCTGCGCTGTTATCTGTTAAGCTTTGAGCGTAGCGAACACGTAGTGTATGAATTTGACCAACTGGGCCAGTCATTGGCTGAACGCCTACCAATTCGTTAGCGATAACGGTTGGCATTACACGACGGATAACTGGAAGAATAACGCGATTTAGAGTTGCGATATTACCTGCAGTTGTTGTACCTGCTGAAGATTCCTTTAGCAGTGCTTTGCGAGTGTTTTCAAGAATAACACTCATTGTTGATTTGCGAGTGCCTTTTAAGCCTTCTAACAGGGCCTCTTTGGTCTCGTCCCAACGGCTTTCTAAGAGTACTTTTGACATTTTATATTTTCTCCTTTAATATGTCTTTTGCTTATAGCCCTGCCAGACGCTTGAACTCGATCAGATTAGCCTGATCTTCACGTTCAATTTCTTTTTTGGCAGTTTTATCACCAGTAATTTCGCTTACAACTTTAGATTCAGATAAAGTTTGTTTTGGTTGTTGAACTTTAACTGGTTCTGATGTATTCAAAACAGCTGGTAGATACTTATCGAAAGCGACCTTTAGTTTAGGTGTTTGTACGCTTTCTAGTAAACTTCTCATTACCTTAGATTTTTCTTCGTTTAATGGACCAAGCAATTCTGCCATAGTTTTTTCACGAATATTTGATTCTTTGATAATGCGAACCTCACGTTCTTTACTTTCGACCAATTTTTTAGCTGAGTTCAGTGTATTGATAGCTTCAGCTAGTTTTTGATCTTTTTCTTGCAATTGTGCCAATAGTTTGCGAGTTTCTGATTTTTCATTTAGATGAGTTACAGAGAATTCGCTTGCAAAGGCTTCAAATAATTTGCGTCCAAAATTATTTTCACGGGCAAGTTTTATATCTTCTTTAAGTTGAGTTAGTTCACCCTTTAGATGTTTAGTAACTGCTTGATTCATTCGTTTTGCGCTTTCAGCAACAAATTTTTGTTTAAGTGCTTCAAGTTGTTTACGTCCTTCTGCTACTAATTTAACCTTAGCCTCAACCACTGCTTTTTTGTCCTGTGAGAATTCTTTGATTTCACGGGCGAGAGCGTGAACAATAAATTGTTCAAGTTTTTGTTGACTTTCAGTTTGAAGTTGGCGATCTTTTCTTAGTTCTTTGATTTCTTCGGCTAGTTTAGTAACCATGAAATCATTGAATTTTTGAGCGTTTTCGCTGAGTTTGACTCTTGCTTTTACTCTATCTTCATTAATAGCTTTTCTTTCCTGATGAAATTCAGTGATTTCTTCAGAAAGATTTGCAGTTACCATTTTATCAAGGGCCTCAACCATTATACTTCTATCGTGTTCATATTTTTGTGCAAATTCGTCACGAAGTTCCGCACGTACTTGTTCACGGGCTTCATTCAATTTAGATTCCCAAGCTTCGTTTATCACTTTGCTGGTTTCTTCATTGATGATACCATTTTCAAGTAGTGGTTTGATAGCGTCAAATAGCATATCTTTTTCCCCTTTTAAATTGTAGAAACTTTCGTTTCTAATTTAAGACCTTTGTTCCAAGGAATCCTTCCTTTTAACGCATTTGATCTTAACTCGTTGGAGCTTGGTTTTTGTTTAGGTCTTTTCTTTCCTGTATGACCAGCTTTTAATTGTTGGCAATATTCTGCTGTCATCTGTTTACCTTTATTCCAAGCTACTCTACCCTTTTTAGATAAACTTAAATTCATTTTATGAGTTTCTGTTAACGGTACTCCACCCTTATTTTTGAATTTTCCGTCACCATTGTGTTGATTAAAACTTTGAGAATCATTTTTAGCATCAAATGTTTCCAAGATAGTGGTTTCTAATAACAACATTTCTTCAACACTACCAGTATCTATTACTTCTCTTTTCCAGTCATCAACATTTTCAAGTATCATAGGTTTAACTATTCTACTTGAACATATATACCCGTCCATAGGATGACAATTTTTTGATGTGCGTGAACCAACATACCACTTCATTGTGGGTATATGAGTCCATTTATAAACATAAGCAATAGTCATTTGATTTTCAAATCCTTGATAAGTTTTACAACTTGTTCTTGCAAGTATTTTTGAGCCTTAACATCCTTATTGATATTCATGCCTTTTAGATTAGGTATAACTCTATGACCATGCTTCATATTCATTAGTGATTCGTAAATAGCCTTTGGATATGCGTTGGGTGCCGAAGGTTGTGCTACGATATCAACGGTGATGATTTCAAAGTCACTGACTTTTCCATCCATGTCGTTTACGTTGCCACTACCGCGACTTGATACACCTAACTTAACACCGCTTTCTAGCATTGTTTTTATAAGTTGTCCCATTGGTGTTGGTAGTATTTTTAGTTTACCAAAACCATTTGCACCATCCATCCACATATTATTAATCATATGTGATACTCTATCTAAATTGATTTTTAGATCATCTGGATGATCGACTTCACCTAAAACAGAATAACCTTCAGTTATTTGTTTATTCAATGTATCTACGGCTTTTTCAATTTCATCCACGGGGTAGACTCGCTCATTTGCATTGCGAACTCCCCCTTGGATAAAAATGCCCTTCATATAAAGGGTTTTAAGGTCACCTTCTTCCTTAACCGACTCGACAACCATATTTGCCTTGTCGAATGTCAAGTTTTCACGAAGATATAAAGCCATTTTACAGGTTACCTATTAAATCTTCTTTTTAGCTACTTTTTTAGCTTCAGCTACTGGGCTTTTTGTATTGACACCAGATGCTTGTGCTTTTTGTGCAGCAGGAGCTTTTTCTAAATTCTGATCTTTATGCCCTGGAGCATTCTTAAATTGACCAGCATGCTTAACTTGTGTTTCACCCTTAGCATAACTATTGCTTGGTGCTTTTGGTGCTGTTGGAACTGTTTCAGCTTGACCACTAAACTTTACTGGCTTGCTGTCCATTCCTGCTTGTCCTGAATTAAAAGTTGTTGGGCTTTTTGGATTTGCACCGTCATCTCCGCCGATCTTAGAACCATATAGTCCCTTGACGCTTTGAAGTTGTACAGCTTCCATGACATCTTCCTCTTCTACTTCTTCTTCACCGCCTTCTTCATCATCTAAATCTTCTTCACCGCCTTCTTCATCGCCCATATCTTCCATGTCTTCTTCATCAGACATGTCTTCTTCTTCATCACCCATAATTCTTTCAAAATCGGCCATCAATTGATCTAGCTTGTCTTCAATACGAACAACAGCATCTTCAATTTCTTCATGTTCTTCATCTTCCATATCGCTGGCATCCATGTCAACGACTTCATCATCCATTTCAACATCACCGTCGCTATCAACGTCTAGATCCATTTCAGCATCCATTTCGTCATCAGCTTCAGTCATGCCCATTTCTTCTTCGGCACTTATTTCATCTAATAGATCACCTACTTGTCCACCCATACCTTCATCCATGTCATCTGACATTTCTTCATCCATGATGGACTCATAGATTTCTCTAGATTTTTCAACAACTATTTCGTGAAATAATTCACGGGCTTGTTCTTCGTTCTCATTAATAATGAGATCGATAAGTTTTTCAAACTTCTTATTATCCATTATGTGTTTCTCCTATGTAAAATGGCTTGTAAGCTTATTTACACTATATGCGTAAAAATAGCGTTAAATGTGCTATTTTTTTAAGTTTTTATAGGCCAGGAGCTTGTGCTTCGGGTTTTGGACCGTATTGGATATGAATCTTTTTTAGATTTTCTTTAGTTTCGTAATTTCTAACATCAAGCATTTTCCTCAATTTTCTTATTTGCTTTAATGTTAATTTGGTTTTACGAGATTGTTTATAGATAGGTCTACTATTATCATCGCTGATATCTTGATAGCCATTTATCGGTGGATCATATAATTCTAGTAACAACATAATGATTCCTTTACGCTGGAGGTGCAGCTCCAGCGGCAGCGGGTGCAGCTCCTGGTGTAGCTGATTGAACAGGTCCTGCAGTTTCAGGAGCAGTAACTTCAGGTTCTATTTCGTCTGGTGCATTTTCTATTTGTTCTGCTGTTTCAGTATCAGCCTGTATGTCACCAACACTTAATCCTATATTACGTAAGTCAGAACCTTTTGGTTTTTCTTCACCATCTTTATTATTTTCTTCTCTCCATAACTTTTCATTTTTAGTAATCTCTTCTTGAGTTAATCCTAAAAATCTCTCTAATGCAAATCTTTTGCTTATATACGGAAAAGCTTCCATTGACTGAAAAGTACTGACTCTACTAGTATCTAATTCACTTTGACGATATTTTGCGAAATTTTGAGGTGGATTAAACTTTAATTGAAACAGACCACTATCAATATTGAACCCTCTCCAACGCAAGAATAATTTAAATTCTTCGTCTAGTTTCATTCCCATGTAATTTTGCAAACGTTCACAATATTGATTGAATCTGAACTCTTGTATCATTGCAGTTCCAACACGACCATCACTTAATGGAGTTGAGTTATCATCTGGACCAGTTGGCAAATAACTACTTGGAACACGTAAACCACGTGCCAATCTATTATTGAAATAACGCAAATCATCAATTTCACCCAAATTTTGTCCACCAGGTAAAACTTCTACACTAGAACCTCTACCATCAGCAGTTACTGGGAAGAAATAATCTTCATTCATTGAAAGTGGATTATACGTAGCATCTACTATAGATTGTCCACCATACAATGAAGGTATTCTACGTTGATGTATTTCGTTTTTAATACGTTCTACGAATGCCATAGCCATATGACTTGGCATATTACCAACGTCAATCTTGAACATTCTACGTTCAGGAGCACGTTGAACACGATAAATTAGAACAGCATCTTCTAGCAATTCTTTTTGTTTATATACTTTGAAAATATTTTCTAATATAGATTGACCAAACGGCCAAAAACGATCTAACCCTTCTGTTAAGCTTAAATGCAATATATGTTTAGCATCAATTGCACTTTCACTTTGACCTAATGTAAATCTAGATCCAGTAGTGTTGTATGGCATAGCAGGGACGGTATATGGGGTATTAGTTCCTCCACCTGTTCCACCTAAACCAGTAGCAGGATTAGCTGCAAAGTCTGTATTTGTTTTTTGTGCAACACTAAGATTTTGTAAATTTATGTTGAGGTCTTTAAGTACATATTGTTCTGGATTTTTACCTTCACTTTCATTTACGATAACCTTAATTACTTTTACCATATCTACCCAATATAGTTTAAAGTTTTCTGGATCACGTACAAAAACTTGATCACCATATTTTATGGTGTTACGAAACATCTTAAATATTCTCTGATCAAACTCGTTGAGTTTGCACCATTCTTGTAATTGTTTTTTAAGAATATCAACTTCGTGTGGAGTTGGATCATCCTTAAATTCAAACATGAATGGGGTTTTATTTTGTTCATTACGCATTGTGCTGAACTCTGAAATGATATCTAGACATGCATTGATTTCAGCATCAACGTCCATCATTTCATATTGGTTGTATCTTTCAATTCTATTTGGATGACCAGTGTATACTTCTGGTAATCTACTCATATAGTTGCGATAACCCCAATCTACGTTTTCGTAACCACCTGTAGGACTACCATTTTGTCCTGGACTGCCATTCCAAGCTCCAGAATTGCTATTGTAACCAGATATGGGACTGGATATACCACTTTTATTGACGAACTTTTTCTTATATGTCATATGTTTTATTTATCAAAATTCAGTGCCCTTAAAGTTTGTTCTAAGCTTTAATTTCTTGCAGCATTAAGTACGCTTTGTTGAATACCATTTCCGTCTTCAATAGCTCCTAGTATTTTTTCAAACAATGTACTTAGCATAGCCATGCTATCGTTTTGTTTGTCCAAATAAGGTGTTAACGCTTCCTTTATTGGTTCAGCCGTACCTGCGATTCCTGTGGTTGTAGCATTCTCCTCACTTTTTGTGACTTCGAGTAATTTCATTATTTCTTCTTTAGAAAAACTTACAGTTTTTTCTTCTCCACTTTCCTTATATCCAGTGATTGAAGCTTCTGTTATATCGTTGCCCTGTCCTGTTATAGACATTCTTGCTAAACCCGCATCATATGAGGCTCTTTTTCTACCTGATGAACTTTGACTAATACTAAGTGGCCCGACATTATAATTTAATTCCTCTTCTCCGCTTCCGTGAAGTGTTTTTGATATTCCCGCAAAAGTAGGTGAGACATATTTCAAGAATTCTCCATTTTTAAAGTAATATTCACCATCTGGTCCTGACATTTTTAGTGTCCCGTCCGAATACATTGTTTCTCTTCTTCCGTCACCTAAATCTTGCACAGATGCGATATTATTTGGCATTCCAGGAATAACTCCACCTTTTTGTCTTTTCAAAGTGTTTGGATTTGAAATCATTGAATCCAAAGTTGATTTTCCTATCATGCTTGTTATACTTGCTGGTAATACATATTCACCTGTACTTAACGCAACAGGTTGTCCAGTGTTACGATTAAAAGCAGGAACACTATCACTAGTTCCTGTCCCAGGGCCTAAAATCATACCACCTTTTGCGTATGGTTTGGACTCTCCTAATAATCTACTAACTTTAGAAATATAATTTCTAGTTTCTTCAGGTAGTTTAGCCTTATCTGCTCCTGCTTTAATCCATTTATCTGCATTAGCTGGTCCCCAATTATAAGCAACTAAAGAATGTATTAAATTTCCACCATACTTTTCAAGCATTGATTTCATGTACATTTCACCGTACTTCATTCCTATTTCAGGATTTCTTAACAGTTCTTGAGCATTTGCTAATGTTTGTTCACCTTTAAATTTTGCAAATTCAAATATATTAGACATCCCAAATCCAGGACTCATTGCAGTACTAGGTAGAACTTGCATTAGTCCAGTGGCTCCTTTTGGACTTACAGCATTTGTATTTCCAGAACTTTCAACTTGAACCATTGCCGATGTTAATTTAGATGCGTCTCCTGAAAATGCTGCACCAATAGAACCACTTATCATGCGTGAAAAATCACCAGGTTTCATTCCTTCTAAAATATCAGATTTGCCTGATAATGTTTCTGAAATTTCATTTATGATTACACGTAAGGGAATAGAATCTACTATTGATACTCGTAAAACTTGTCCGCCTCCTGTCGGAGAATTTACAATAGCTTCATTTAGATTATTTTCTTTTTTATCACCTGAAGTTGTTAAGTTGGCTATTCCTTTGCCACCGTAATATCCACCTGTACCGCCTACCAAACCTCCTATCGCTCCGCCTATTAAAGCACCAACTCCTGGAATAGGAATTAAAACTTGTCCAACACCTGCACCAATTAAAGCACCTGCTCCTCCGGCACCTACTGCTCCAACTGTACCTGCACGTTGTGCTGTTGCTTCTCTTGAAGATATTGCACCTGCTTTTTCCTGTTGTTCAATATTACCTAATTGAGCCATTCCAAAAGCACCACCTAATACAGGACCAAATATTCTACCCAATAAACTACTAAAACCTCCTCCTGATGCTGCACCAACTGTACCAGGTACAGTTGGTGTTGTTCCTTTACTAAATATTTTTCCTGCTAATGCTCCACCTGCAACGCCTCCTATGATATCACCTATTACTCCACTTCCACCGCCGCCTTTTCCTGTTATTAAATCAGAAGCAGCATTTTTTAATCCCATCAATGCTATTGCAGCAGCAGTACCTGCAGCACTGGTAGCATTTAATCCATTCGTCAATGGACTTACAGCAGCAATTAATTTATCTAATCCTACTGCTGCTTTTTGTTCTAGTGAAGTTAATTGTGCCCTTGTCTCCAACATAGGATCAGTTGTAGTTTTTCCTGCTGCTATTTGACCTTGTACAAGTTTACTTTGTTCTGCTACAGAAATTCCTAAAAATCTGTTAAATTTTTCCATAACTTCTGTTGTTTGACCAAATGTTTCTTTCATGTCATTAGGAAGAGATGCTAAAGTTCCTAATCCCTGTTCAATAAAAATTTGTTGTCTTTCATTTGCCTGATCAATAAATTTATTAGAAATTTCAGTTGCGTCTGCATTCGATTTACTTGCATCTCTCATTTGTTGCAGTGCAGGAAGCAAACCTTGTTGAACCAAAGGAATAACGTCTCCTACAACTTGTCCGGTTGAAAGAAACTGTCTTACCCCCTTAGTTACTACTTCATTTCCTAATGCAGATACTCTTTCTAAAATGATTTGTCTATTTTTTATTTCATTTCTAATAGTGTCTGCTTCTTCCTTAGTCCTTGCTTTTCTAGCATCTAATTCTAGTTTAGCCAATCCCACTTGAAATTCATATGCTCTTACAGAATCTTGTTGTTTTTTCTTAATACTTTCAACGTCTTCACCTGTCAATGCTGCCAATTCTAATAATCTATCTTGATATTCAAGTGAAGCTTTTTGTAATGCAACTCTGTCTTTTGTTTCATTTCGTAAATTGACACCTGCAATCGCTTGTAACTTTATAAAATCACTTTGTGTTTGAATCAATTCACCTTGACTAACACCTAATTTTTGATATTCTAATTGTTGCTCTTGGGTAATTGCTGTTAATTTAGAAAAAGCTTTAACACCTTCCCCCGTTGTTCCTCCTAAATTTATTAATCCTGATCCTAAAGATTTTATTGGATTTACAAGTAAATCTAAATTTTTACTAGTTAAATATGCATTATGTCCCATATTTAACAATTCTTTTGTAGAGAAAGATCCAGCCGTGCCTAATTTAGATAAATCATCGTTTGCTTTTAATACGCTATCCGCTTGCTTAAAATAAGCACTTACTACTTCAGTTGATCCTTTAACAAAATTTCCAACATATTTTTTCCATCCTCCTAGTTCATCACCAACTGATTTTGCGGCATCTCCTAGTCCTCTTAACCCATCACTATATTTTGAAAAATTTCTCTCTGAGGAAAGTAACGCATCTGTCAACTTACTAAAACTTTGAATAGTAGTTCCAGTTGCTTGTTGTAGTGTTTGTTCTAATTTTAGTTTTTTGTTGATTGTTTCTAGATATTGCTTCTCTGCGGTGTTTAATTGACCTCTTGAATTTAAGTATGCCTGTGCTGATTCCATTTCTGCAAGAGTTAATTTTTTCCCGCTGCGGATCATTTCTTCTATAGATTTGTCAAACATTTTACTGGCATTAAGTCCTTGTGACCCAGACTTTAACAAACCAGTCAAAACTCTTAACTCTTCTAAAACTTCATAATTATAATTTGTGCCGTCCATTTTTTCACCAATAAATATCTAGTATTTATGTATTTTTAAAACACAAGGAAAAAGGACAAATGACAGCACTCAATAACCCACTTAAACAATATTTTCGTAGACCAGCAGTTTACTTGACACTACCATCAAAGGGTAAGTTTTATGCTGAAGGTGTAGTTGAAGAAACACCTAACGGGGATATTCCTGTTTATCCAATGACCGCTATTGATGAAATAACCATGAAAACTCCTGATGCATTGTTCAATGGTGTTGCTATGGCTGAACTTATAAAAAGTTGTATCCCAAACATCAAAGATCCTTGGGCTATCAATAACGTTGATTTTGATGCAATATTGATCGCAATAAGAGCAGCAGAAGGAAAAAACGAAATGGAAATTGATTCACAATGTCCAAGTTGCTCAGAGGTAAATAATTATGGGTTAAATTTATTATCTATGCTATCAAGTATTACAGCAGGAGACTTTGACATTCCAATGCAAATACATGATCTTAAAATCAAGTTTAAACCAATTTCATATAAGCAAATGAACAATGCTGCATTGATACAAATGGAAATTCAAAAAGAATTTATTCAATCTGAAAATGAACAAGATCAACAAGTAAGAAACAGTAAGCAAAAAGAATTGGTTAAAAAGCTTACAACTACAACAATGAATTTATTGACCGAAGCAATAGAATACATTGAAACCCCTACAACAAAGGTAGAAGAAAAAGAGTTTATAGCTGACTTTTTAACTAACTGCGACAAAAATACGTATATCTCAATAAGAGACCATAATATTGAATTAAAAAGCAAGTCTGAAATAAAACCAATTCAAGTAAAATGCCCTAACTGTAGTCATGAATACCAGCAACCTTTCACGTTGAATGTTTCAGATTTTTTCGGCTAAGGGTTCTAAAATTAGGACCCGAAGACGTTGAAAAGTTAGTAACAAAATACGAAGAAGATTGTTTGACTATAAAAAGAAATGCATTGCGAATGAGTTGGAATATGCGTGGTGGTGCTTCATATGAAGACATACTCAATATGTCAAAAGCAGAACGAGAAGAAATCAATGCATTGATTGAGAGTAATTTGGAAATTACAAAGAAAAACAATATTCCTTACTTCTAACTTTACCCGTAATAACTCATTTGTATAACTTAGGATAATTCATTGTATCTTTAGAGTTGTCCTACGGACAACTAATACCTCTCTAGTATTCGCTTACGCTCATACTACGATCGGTATTGTGATTATTCTGTAAGATATTAATCTGTATTAATCAGTTTCTAATACTTGCCGCTAGGAGCCATGGTAGTGCTATTCCAGCACTACCAATGGTTTTAGCCGTACTTGCCAGCTTATCACCTTTGTTGTCTTTCCCCATATAAATTAGTCTTTTACACTACTATATGCCACCGGTTGCCCTGTAAGGTTTTTATTGGGACTGTAGTTGAAACTTTCAAACACTGAATGGCTTTACTTGCTTCGGCAACGCACATTTTACTGCATCAAGACAAAATAGCAGTAAACTTGTTGAAGGTTCGCTTTTATCGATTGCCTTCTCGGTATATCCATTGTACATAAGTACAACGCCTTCTCCAGATCCATCAGCAATCTTTCATGCTTCTTCAAGGAGGATCGAGGTGCCCCGATCAAACAACTTTTTTATTGAATAATTGTGTCTATTATAAGAGTTGTGGATTTTGAATCTGACTTGGTGTCTGTAATACCTGTAGATGTGTTTGACTTGGTGTCTGAATTTTTAGATGTTGAATATAATTTAACCAAATTATTGTTCTTTGACCAAAAATGATCAAACTCAATAATAACCCAATCACCATACTTCTCTGAAGAAAAATATATAAAGTTGTCTGACTTCCAAGTTAACTTGCTCTGCACACAAACAAATCTTCCTTTTCTACTTAATTTGAAAAATAGAAAATTCACATCGTTTGGATCTGCTACTGCTAATAATTGATCAAGCCAAGTTTCTAATTGTTTGCACTTACCAGTTACTACCTGATGAAATGGAAAGTCATTATAATTCTTGGCTTCAGCATTGAAGTTAACCCATGAATCAGGGGGAACTATGTCCCCTTTGAAACTTTTGATTTGGTTTTCACTTAGATTGGTTTTTCTATGTGTGTTTAAACCACCTATATAAGCTCCGGAATTAGGAATACGCACAAAACTTTCCCCGTATAAGTCGGATAAGAATTTAGCGACTTCCCGTTCAAATGAACTTCCTTTTGTTTTAGCTTTAGATGGCATAACTTTATTTAATCAATTCAACACATGCTGAATTTTTTTTATGACTCTACTACTGTAGAGTATGAAGTAAATCCACCCTCTTTGATAACTTTCAACACATTGGGAACACGACTAGTCAATTCTTCACGATGACTAACTAGCCAAATAGACTTCTTACGACGCCTTGCCATATCCTTCAATATAGCTACACTATTCTCTACTCCAACTCCATCTAAACCACTATCCAACAACTCATCAATGAACATGACATTAATTGGACTATATAGACTTTCCCATACATCACGAAATGCCCATGATAATGAAAGAATAACGCGATTCATCTCGCCTCTTGACAAGTTAAAGAAATCCATATCACGTCCTAATTCTGTGATCTCAACCTGTAGATCATTCTTGAATACAACCTGATGTGGTAGTCCAATCTTATCAAGATAATAAGTAAGCCTTGAATTCAAATAACTAAGATTCTGATCAATGATTTTCTTGCGAATAAAACTATCTTTGCTTACCAACAAATCAAGTAAAAACTTTTCATGCTCTAGCTTTCTGGTAAAGACATTAATCTTGTCAAAACTTATTGGTTGGATAGCTTTGTTTTCAAGTTCACTAATTTGTTCGGTGTATGGGTTAACCTCTTCAGCCTTCTCTTCAATTTTCTTGATAATGTTATTGACTTCAGAACTATGCTTTACTGCTTCAGCCTCAGTTTCATAATGTGTAACTGGTTTTTCTATTACTGAAATAGGGTTCGCAATTAATTCATCTAGTTGAAACTTATAGTCATCAAGTAAATTTTTGCTTTCGGTTAACAGATTTACCTTATTCTCTAACATCTTAGTGTGTTGTTCATCATGAAACTCTTGCCCACATGCATAGCACTTATGATTTTTAATTGAATCAACTTCGGTTTCAAGTTTTTGGTAATTCTTGTTTTCTTTGGTTATATCTTTCCGTAGGACTTCAACCTTATTATCATAAGCAGTCTTTAACCTAAACTGCTCATTATAAATGACAAGGTCTTTGTGCTTTTGTAATTCACTATCAATGTCAACATGACTTAGCTTGTCGTATTGGACAGCTAGTTTTTCTAAATCGTCGTCATGCTTAGTTTGCCATAGTTTTTGCTTTTTCTTCAGTGAATCAATAGTTTCTTTAATTCGTTTGTTAGCATCTTCTGTGGCTTTGATTGCAAATTCTTCTTGTTGAATCTGATCTTTGGTATTTCTGATCAACTCTTTGATCTTATCAGCTTTCTCGCTTAGAACTGTGATGCCCAAAAGTTGTTCAATGATTTCACGTTGTTCATTATTTTTAAGTGAAAGAAATGGTTGGCTATATGTATTCAATGCAATGATATGCCTAAACATATCTGATGACATGTTTAGAACCCGCTCGATAGCTTGTTGGGTTTCTTTGTTTTCACCCTGTGCGCTATCTTCTTCTTTTTGCTGAACATTGTTTACATAAAAACGAAGTAGGTTAGGCTTACGACCACGTTCAATCTTGTAATCAATCCCATTGACATTAAATTCTAGTGTAACCAACATATTTTTATTGTTGGTTCTATTAACTAGATTGTCTTTGCGAATATCATTGATTGGGTTACCAAAAAGAGCATAGCTTATGCCCTGAAGTAGAGTGGTTTTACCACTACCATTTCTACTTGCTTCAACACCTGAGTCAAGATTTTCACCAAGAATAAGTGTCACATCTTTTTGGTCAAAGTTAACAGCTTGGCTAACCGCACCAATAGATAGGAAATTCTTTAAAGTAATTGTCTTTAGTTTAATCATCAGAGATTTTTGTAGATATCTAGTAAAATATTTTTGTCAAAGTTGTTTGACTCGATGGCACTGATTTGCCCAAGAATGATTTGCTCAACTGATTCAAATTGAACACCATCTATATTTTGCATTTGGTCAGTGAATTCTGTCTTCATCGGAATGAGTGTCATTTCACGTAATTTGTATTCTGGAATAAATGTTTCACGCAAGAAGTTTGCCTCTTCATAGCTAATATCAATATCTAAATGTACACGATTGTGACTGTCAATAAGTAGATATTGTTCTGGGTTTTCAATGATTTCGCTTAGTTTATGAACTCTGAAAATGGGTTGTCGTGGCCAAGTTCTAAAAACTGGTTCAGAACCCCATTCCAAAATCATCATACCTCTTGCATCATCACCTGCATCAGCATAGTTATGTGGGAAAGCATTGCCCAAATAGACGATGTTCTTTCTTGATTGGCGCTTATGGAAATGCCCAGAAAAAACTCTATCTACATTTGCAAAATCATTATCAGACAGTGTACCATGATCGGGCATCATCACCATGGCGTTCATTAAGAAGTTGCCAAGTTCAAAATGCCCAAACACGTATCTGGTATTGATTTTTTTGACTTGTTTATGTTCATCACCTACTAACCATGGGCAGAAAGTAACGTCACCTTCCTTGTAGATTTCATTAATGATTGTAATGTTGGGTAAGTATGTAGCCCAAGCAACACTGTTCACATCACGCTTTTCACGATAGTAAAGATCGTGATTGCCCGTAATGAAAAATACACGACTAAAATTTTTGTTCAGTAGTTCAAGGCATTGCATAGAGTAATGCAATGTATGAACATTGATAGTTGCTCTATGGTTATGCCAATCGCCACAAATGATTGCGGTGTCACAGTTTTCAAGTTTGGCTTGTTCTGTGAACCAGGTTACAAAATTAATGCAATCTTCATTGTGGATGATGCTATTGCTCTTCAATCCCAAATGAAGATCAGTCATTACTGCTGCTTTTTTAAACAAATTATTCATAGTGATATGATAATGGTTTTGATGTCAAAAGTAAATGCTTAAGTTTCCCGACAGTTTAATCTTCAAACACAACTTCCCCTGACCCGAATCCCATACCTTGTCTTGTCCAAGATGGAGCCAAACCATTTATTTCCATAACATCATCTCTAATATTTTGATTTCGTTTTTCTGTATTTAAGGTTCGGCAAAATGCGTTAGTAATAGTTTGGGTGTAATAAGCGAATGGATTTTGTGATTTGACTTCGTTGAACCTCAACCCAACATAGGTAAGTTGTAATACTGCACTGGCTCTCATTTCGTCATTATATGTATAGTTTCTATAGCAATATTTCATTGCATATTTGTCACAGAGCATAAGATACATTTTGGCAAGTTTATTTGTGATTTTACCATGATCAACACTAAAGTTACCAGTATTCAAATCACCTTTCCAATGTGATTTTCCTACACAAACAATTGAATTGTTTTCATCTATCTTAAAATGTTGGAAAGGTGGAAAATTTACTTTGACATGTATCATGTCATTTACTTCTTTAGCAGTTGTTGGGTCTTCTAGTTCTTCAAAGATGCTACTGCTATCTTCTTCAAAATCCAAAATTTCTTGTGCAGATTTCTTTTTTGAACTTTTCTTGACTGGCTTTTTAGATAATGGTATATGATCCCAAGTCATTACTCTAAAAACTAAATCTTGAGTATTGATATCTTCTGTAGATAGACTGGTATTATTTTCTTGGTTTAATCTAGCAGCACGATTTTCTTTAGCTTTAAGTAGTGTACTTTCTTTAAAGATGTATTCAAAGCAATCTTCCAATGTTGAATCTTCTATGCTTACTATTAGGTCATATTTGTTGTAATCTTTTTCAGTATAAAAACAATAAGAGTTTTTACTTTCATGAATCTCTTTGAGAATGTCCTTATTGTTTAAGTAGTTGACGGGTTTTTTTATGGTGGTTGACATAGTATCCTTTTTTAATGATGGCAATTGTACTAAAAATTACGCAGAGTTGCAATAATTTTTTAAGAAAAGGTAAAAAAGCAGATATATTTATGACATAAATAGTATATAAAGGAAATACAAATGGCTTCGCAAGAACAAATAGTTAATAATTTAAATTTTGTTAGGCGTGCAATTACAACACAACAAAACATTCTCAATGCAGAATTGAGTTTGCCTGTTTCACAACAAGACCCTGCAAAAATTCAACGTTTGCAAACGCAAATAGAAACTGATAAAAAAACTTTTGCCAGTTTGGAAAATCAGTTAAAAAACATAAACACTACGTCCGCAAACTCATCCCCTTCTGGGGCAGCCGCGACAAATTCAACGGTCAATTCTCAATTTTCATTACAAACTCAATTGACAGAATTAGATGCAGAAATTGCAGCGTTGGAAGCTCAAATAGTAGACGCGCAAAAGAAAGGTCCATCTGGTAGAACAGCACAATTACTTGCAACTAGTACATTAGAACGAAAAAAAGCTCAAAGAGCAAGAGTTATGAAACAGTTAAAGGATATTACTGTTGTAACTCCTTTACCCACAAGACGCCCAGCAATAGGAGGTACGAGAACAGAGCCTATTCCCTCTACCAGAGTAACAGACACTGGAGACGAATACAGCAGATTATTGAATAGATTTCCTGTACCCAACAATACCAATGCTGGATTACAGGGTGCAACTGCTCAAACAAGAAGTGAGGCAACTAGACTTAATCAAGGGAATAATCAGGTTTCGAAAGATTGGAGAGTAAAATTATATCTAGCTCCAAGCAGTAATTATCTATATAACGATACTAAAAATAAATTATTAAGTCCATTGAAAAAAACAGAAGGAATAATTTTCCCGTATACTCCTGCAATACAAGTTTCATATAATGCACATTATGATCCATTTGATGTTACACATAGTAACTATAAATTGTATGCCTACAAAAATAGTTCTGTTGAGAATATCTCTATATCAGGAGAATTTACAGCGCAAGATACAGAAGAGGCTAATTATTTGCTAGCAGTAATTCATTTTCTTAGATCAGTTACAAAAATGTTTTATGGACAAGATCAAACTCCGACAAGGGGAACTCCTCCTCCCATATGCTATCTTGATGGATTTGGTACATATCAATTTAACAAACATCCGTTATTGATTACTTCTTTTACATATTCATTGCCAACAGATGTAGATTACATAAGAGCTACCCCTTATTTTACAGCACCGGCAGGTACACCACAAATAGATCAAGGAACATCTAATTTTGCAGCTAATCCAAGAGCGGAAGTTTTACAAACACGGATAACTCCCGGAGGCAATCCGCCTCCACCTGACTTTACAAAGTTAGAGTCGTCTGAAGTACCCACATATGTTCCTACAAAAATTCAAATACAAATTGCAGCGATAGCAGTTGTATCTAGAAAAGATATCAGTGATAACTTTAGTCTTAAAGAGTATGCAACTGGTAATTTACTACAAGGTAAAACAAACGAAAAAATTGGCGCAGGGATATGGTAAATGGCAAATAATAATTTTTACACTACAACAAGTCCTTATTATTTTACAGAGATTGTAGAACAAAAATATTTGGACATAATGCAGAATAGACCCATACCGTCTCAAGTCTCAGATGTACTATTGAAATTGCCAAAAGTCTATGAATATAGACCTGACTTATTGGCATTTGATTTATATAGTGATGCAAGATTGTGGTGGGTATTCGCTCAACGTAATCCAAATAAGCTAAAAGATCCTTATTTCGATTTTGTTACCGACATAGAAATATACATACCTAAATTAGATTATCTTAAACAAATTTTAGGATTTTAAATGGCAAGTGATGATAAACAACAGAATAGTGCCCCTTCAAAAATTGAAGAACCATCAAGACCCTTCAATCCACTTTCAAAATATGCAAGCTACACCTATAACATAACTTTATATGCAGTTACACCTGAAGCTTATAATTTGTTTGTAGTTAGTAATAAAACTCAATTAGCGAAAAGTGATGGAGTTGTAGTTGTAGCACAAAGTGGTGGTGTAAACAACCAAGACTCTAACCGTGCGGCTGGTTTTGAGTTTGATTATTACATAGATGATGTAAAATTAACCGCAGCAGTTAGTCCAGAAGCAACACAAACATCAACCGTAACTTATGATGTTGAATTTAAAATTGTGGAACAATTAGGCTTTAAGTTTGTTACTAATTTAAAAAATACGTTAGAAAGCTTAAAAAATAAAAGCAAGATATTACAACAATCTAATTTACAGAATGCAACCAAACTCATTTTCGTAATGGGATTCAAATTTACTGGATATGATATAAAGGGAAATTTAATATCATTGACCAGTGATAATTTATCATCTGAAAAATTTTATGACATATTGTTACATGAGTTGAAATTCAAAATAGATGGAACAGTTACAACATATAATCTAAAAGCGGTAGTAACTTCCTCTACAACAATGGGAATACAATATGGTGTTATCAATAACGGTGCATACAATTTAACTGGAAAAACAGTAGGAGATGTATTACGACAATTGATGGCAAAACTAACAGATGACCAACGAAAAATTTCACAAAACAAAGGAAAAACAGATGCATACAATCGTTATAGTGTGACTTTTGTTGGTCCAGGAGTTGAAAAAATTGAAAATGCTTTGTTAGCTAATCCATATGATACTGACAAATCAAAAACTACTGCAAATACACCGGGAGTGACAGGTACAGGAAAAGTAAATCCTGCAAGTGAACAACGAAGCAATCCTAACCCGTTAGCGAAAGAAATAAAGTTTAATAACGGAACAATCATTTTAAAAGCAATTGAAGACGTAATTAAACTAAGTTCATATGTAAGTGAACCATTGACCGCTGTTGTGAAAAATGATGTTGAACCGGGAAAAAATTCTTCACAACAACAAAGAAACAATCGTCCGTTCCAGTGGTTCAATGTGCAGCCAAAAATTGTAGGTGAACCTAAATGGGATAATGAATTATCTTCTTGGTATTACAACATTAACTATGAAATAAAACCATACCTAATTGCAGAAATGTCAACTGGATATGTAAGTTCTGTAACGCCTTATTACGGACCAGTTAAAGTATATCAATACTACTATACAGGTGAAAACTCTGAAATTTTACGTTATGAACAAATATTAGACAATACGTATTTTACTGTTGTGCTTGATGCTTTAGGAATAACTAATAATTCATCAGGAGGAGGAGCAAATTTGTCTTCTGCAACAACCGGTACACCTGGTGGTAATTCACAAGGGGTAAGTAATGCACAGAATCTAGCTGCACAAAATTCTGCTATAACTTACTTGATGGATCCAGCAAAATATGCAAGAGCAAAAATAGATATTTTAGGTGACCCTGATTGGTTGGGATTAGACTCGACAAATTTTGGTAAGTACGCTATTGATGGAAACACCATTAATTTTACTGGTCAACAAACTTTCATTGAAATTGGATTTAACGAACCAGTAGATTATGATCATAATGTAGGTACATTAACTTTAAATACAAACATTTTATTTTGGAATTATCCAAAAGAAATAATTCAAAAGTTTAATTTAGGAAATAAAGTTAGTTATAGAGTTATTAAAGTTATAAGTTTTTTCAAGGGCGGAAAATTCACACAGAACTTAGACTTAATAATTAATACGTTTCCGGATGTTCCTGTGTCATCGGCAACTTCGCAACCCGACAGACCAAACCCTATAACAGGATTGAGACCGAACCCAGCAGTCACCGCAAATGCTACTGCCGCTCAACCTTTATTTTCAACTTCTCAAACTTCTCCCATTTCATCAAACGATGATCAACATCTAATAAGCAATATTGTTGCACCATAAGGTAAAAACATGCAGAATATTTTTAAACCCTCAGGTTCATTAAAAGCAAGTACTCCTAGTTCAGGTGGGGCCAATCCAAGGCTAGCCCCGGTGTTTGGTGTCGTAAAAAATAATATTGATCCAAACCGAACAGGTAGATTACAGGTTTATATTGCAGCTTTTGGAAGTCCTGATCCAGATGATTATAACAATTGGTGTACTGTTTCTTATCTTCCTCCTTTCTATGGGTTCGTAAAACCCAATGCACCTAACACAGGGTTTGGTGATTATATTTCAAATCCTAGTTCTTATGGCATATGGAATAGTCCACCTGATATTGGAACAACTGTAATATGCATCTTTATCAACGGTGATCCTAATTACGGATTTTATATAGGTTGTGTTCCTGAACCTGACGCACTACATATGGTTCCTGCAATTGGTGCAAGTGATTATGTTGTCGCTAATACTCAAGGAGAAGGAAATGGATATGGTGGTGCAACAAGATTACCAGTTACAAATATCAACACTAATAATACTGGAATCGCAGATAGTGCAAACTTCTTAACACAACCTAAACCCATTCATAGTTATGTTGCTATGATAATGAATCAACAGGGATTAATTCGTGATACCCTACGTGGGCCAATTTCTACTAGCGCACAACGAGAAAGTCCTAGTCGTGTTGGTTGGGGAGTTAGCACTCCAGGACGCCCTATCTACGAAGGTGGATATACTGATGAAACAATAGCATTGGGCGCTCAAGAAGGTTTAGACAGTAAACTTAAAGTTATAGCTCGCCGTGGTGGTCATAGCATTGTTATGGACGACGGTGACATAATTGGAAGAGACCAATTAATAAGAATACGTTCTGCGGCAGGTCATCAAATAACATTAAGTGATGACGGGCAAACTATTTTTATCACACATAGCAATGGTCAATCTTATATTGAATTGGGCAAAGAAGGAACCATAGATTGCTATTCAACTAACAGTTTCAATGTTAGGACTCAGGGTGACGTAAACTTTCATTCTGACAATAATATCAACATTAATGCTAAGAAAAAATTAAACATCTATGCAGATGAAATCTATGTAACATCAGAAAAATCTACAAATCAAATTGTGGGAGAAAATTATTCAGTTTACACTAAAGGAAATTACACATATAAAATTGATGGTTCAATGAGTATGTTTGCAAAAGGTGAATCTTCATACGCAAGTTCTGGTACTATGTTTATAAATGGCAGTGTAATCAATCTTAACACAGGAGAAACAAGTGTTGTACCAAAAATAGTTCAACCAATCGCATTTGTTGCTCACACTGATACATTGTTTGACAATGTAAAAGGTTATGCTGCGGCACCAGGTAAACTTGTAAGTATTGTTTCACGCGCTCCAGCACATATGCCTTGGGCAAATGCAGGTCAAGGGGTAAACGTAGAAACTAGTACCAATGCTAGTGATGTATTACCCTCATCTGCAAGTTCTTCAGTACAATCTGTTAATAATGAAGCGGCAAGCGCAAATGTTTCATCTGAATTTATCTCTGACATAATTGCAAGTGTTCCTCCTATACCACCAATAAGTGAAAATATAAATGCTTCAACTACAGCAGGTATATTAAGTGCAATTTCGAAAAATGCAGCAACAGGACCTGCAAGTTTTGCTGTCAAAAACAATTCAGGTATAGTACCAACAATCAATGGTAATGTTGCAAGTATAGGTAAACTTGCATTGACTCCTGACCAACTTGAGCAAGCCGGTATAATTAAACCTGGATCTAGTAAAATGGTAAATTCTTTGATTAATCAGGGATACAGTTTACAAAAAGCAATGCCAGATAGCATCTTTACAGGCAAGAATGGCGCAACAAGTTTACAAGCTTTTACTAGTTCTAAAACATTACAGATTCAAACTACAGTTGAAACTTTAAAGAAGTCAGAAACTGAGTTGATAAACACAGGTGTTATTACTGGAAAAGAAAGCAGTGAATCAATAGCAGGATTGATTGTTGCAACTAATGCTGCAGGAGTAAACAATGTTGTCAACACTATAAAAACAAATACTTCTGTTGAAGCTCCTAGTGTTACTACATCTAGAAAGGGTATATTGGGAAGTATTAAAAATGCAATTAGTTCTGGAAACAAAGCAGCAAAAATTGCAAATAATTTAGGATCTAGTGGGGCAATAGGAGATGCTGCTACTAATTCAGTTGGTGTTACTGGTGCAGTTACTGATACTACTAAATCAGCAAGTGCAGCAGCCTTCAATTCAATTACATCTTCATTTAAACCTTTACAAGTGGGAGTACCACAAAACCTTACTCAAATATCAAATCAAAATTCAGCAAAATCAATAAGTAATTCTACACTTGATGATAAAACAACCGCAGTAGTGTTGTCTACTGTTGGACAAGTAACAGGTATTCCAATAAAACAGATTACAAATTATGTAAATCAAATAAGCAATAGTAAAGATCCTTCTAAAACTCTATCAGCAACATCAGGATTGTTAAGTACTTTGGGCAGAGTAACAGGGGATAAATCACTTACCGATGTATCTAAAATTGCAAGAAGTTCAGCAGGTGTATTTAATGCAATTAACACAGTTAACTCAGCTAAAAATCCTACACAAACTATAAATGGTATAAGCACCATACTTAACAGTTTTGCTAATTTTTCAAATTCTATAGGCAATCCTGCCGCAGCAAAAAGTTTACGAGAAATAGGGTCACTTGCACAAGCAACTGCAGGTGCGGCTAATTCAATTACTAAATTAAATGCAAGTGCTAATCCTGCACAGGCAATAAGTAGTGTATCTGGTGTTGTACGCAGTATAGGAAAAATTGGATCTGTTTTAGGTGAACCATCTTTAGTAAAAACTACTAACAATGTTAACTCTATCTTAAATAGTACAGGTCAAATTTTAAGATCAACACAAACAATTACTACAACTAATAATCCAAACGCGATAACAGCGTCAGTTGGTAACATAATTAATAACATAAACAGAATATCTTCTGTTTTAAGCAACACAGGTAAATCTACAGGATTAAGCGCATTACCAGGTGCTTTGTATAGTGTAGGGTCTATTGTTAACCAAACTACAAATAGAACTGGATTACCAGGAACATCTAAAGTTCAAAGCACTATCAACAATGTGTATACCGCTAACAAAAACAATGTTTCAGTAGCGAGTGCTAGTCAAGAAAAAACAAATCAAGAAACACAAACAATATTAGCTCCTGAAAACGATATCAAAAAAGTTGTTTTATCAGAATTGCCAGCAGGTGAAGCAGCACAGTTGAAATCAGCGATTGCGAGTGTTAGTAAGAATTCTTCAACTCCAATAAACTTGCCAGTAAATGCAGTTAATACAAATGATCGTTCAGAAATCAATACTCAAATAAAATCTTTACTAGGTAATAGCAAGATTCCTCTGCCCAACTTCTCAGGATCCGGACCGACGGATTCAGCAAAAAATGCTGTACAAAAAACTATTGACAACAATATTGCTTTAACTTCGTCATTCAATAGTTTAATAGAACAAAATGAACAAGTAGAAAAGGCCAAAATTGAATACTTTGAAGCAGAAAGTTCTTTACCTGCAGGAGATCCCAAAATTGAAGAAACTAAAAATAAATGGTTAACTTTAAAACAAGAACTTGACAACAAGTTCAAGACCTTACTGATTGTATAAATATAGTTATGGCAAACTATTTAGGGTATAGCTCAATCAACGCAAATAAACCAAGAACCACTAATGCTAATATAGGTAATAATGGTGGATTTGGTACTGTAACTAAACCTATAAATGCGGGTAAAAAATATAAACTTGTTGATTCTGCGATAGTTGTTCAAGATTTAGTAAACGCATTGAATATCAAGCAAGGTCAAAAAGTAGGTCAGCCTCAGTATGGTACCATTTTATGGAATTTTGTATTTGAACCCAATGACAGTACTACTCAAGATAGGATAAAAAGTGAAGTAAGAAGAGTTGCTTCTCTTGATCCTAGAATAAATCTAAACTATGTAGAATGTTATCCCCAAGATAATGGAGTTTTGATAGAAGTTGAATTAGCAGTTACCCCTTTTAATCAAGCACAAGTTCTTCAACTTTTTGCTAACATTAATACTTACCAATTAACGTTACAGTAAAAAAACAAGGTTTTAGGTATGATAAATACTAAAAACAGAGAAAAAGTATGGCAACAAGTTCAAGATCAACTGCAATTTTTGGTGTAAACGATTGGCAAGCAATTTATCAGACCTTTAAAGAGGCTGACTTTAAAAGCTATGACTATGAAACACTAAGAAAATCTTTCATAGATTACCTAAAACTTTATTACCCTGAAACATTCAACGATTACATAGAAAGCTCAGAGTTTATAGCTTTGCTAGATGTAATGGCATTCATGGGTCAGGGTCTTGCATTCAGAAACGATCTGAATACCAGAGAAAATTTTATTGACACTGCCTTCAGACGAGATAGTGTTATCAAACTTGCAAACTTAGTTAGCTATACTCCAAAAAGAAATTTAGCTTCTCAAGGGTACATAAAAGTCACAAGTATCCAAACTACCCAAAACATTACTGATTTGAATGGGGTAAATTTAAGTAATCTACCTATTTTATGGAATGATCCAGCCAATACTAGTTGGCTAGAACAATTTAACACAATCATAAATGCAGCATTAGTTGATTCACAAAAAGTAGGTAGACCAGGTAATAGGGCAGAAATATTGGGTGTCACAACTGATGAATACTCAATAAAAATCCCAAGTGATGCATTACCAATCGTGCCCTTCAATTCTGTAGTAGATAATACCAATATGAATTTTGAATTGGTCAGTGTTACAAGTTTAGGTAAAGATTATATCTATGAAATTCCACCTGCACCAGTTGAAAAATTCAATATAGTTTATAGAAATGACAAATTGGGATTCGGTAGTCCAAACACAGGATTCTTCTTCTACTTCAAACAGGGCTCTTTAAGAAACTTTGATTTCAACTTAGATCAACAAATTGCAAATCAAGTAGTTGATATTGACATTGATGGAATCAACAATACTGATACATGGCTATACCAATTGAATGTTAACAATGGTGATAGAACTATTTGGGAACTAGTAGAAAATGTTTATGCAAATGCATATCTACAAAAAGAAAGTAGCGATAGAAAAATATTTTCTGTAAATTCAAGAGCCAATGATCAAGTTAGTTATGTGTTTGGAGACGGTGTGTTCAGCCAAATCCCAGTTGGATTGTTTAGAGCATATGTACGTTCAGGAAATGCACTAACATATACAATAGACCCAAGCGAAATGCAGGGAATATCTGTAAGTTTTTCATACGTAAATAGGTATGGAAATACAGAATTATTGACATTTGGTTTAGAATTACAAGTACCAGTAACAAACGCACAAGTAAGGGAACCACTTGAAGAAATCAAACAACGTGCCCCAACAAGATACTATTCTCAAAATAGAATGGTAAACGGAGAAGACTATAATAATTTCCCATACACACTTTATAGTTCAATAGTTAAGAGTAAAGCTATTAATAGAAGTTCAATTGGGGTAAGTAAAAACTTAGACCTTTTAGATCCTACTGGAAAATATTCAAGTACAAACTCTTTTGCTGACGACGGAGCATTGTGGCAAAATACTACTAATGGCTTTTTAACTTTAACTGCCAATGATGTCGGTGACATTATATCCTTCTTTACCGATATATTGAATGGATTGTTATTAGGTAATAAAACAAATCAGTATTATGTTCAGAACTATCCACAGTATCCAATCAACAGTTCATCAGGTGATGGTACAGTTTATTGGCAAAACAAAACAGTAAATACTAATTCCAATACTGGTTACTTTTACAATTTAGATGGAACTACAAGTGTTCCTATTCCAGTTGGAACCTATTCAACTAATAATGCAAAGTATATAACTCCTGGGGCATTGGCAAAATTTATTGCTCCAACTGGTTACTATTTTGATAGTAATAACAGATTAGTTGCAGGTATTGCCGGCCCATCAAACATTACATATATTTGGGTTTCAATACTTAATGTGATAGGAGACGGTTACAATAATGGACAAGGTGGGTTTGCGAATGGAACAGGACCTATAACAGTTAATGGATATGTCCCTACAGGAGCAATACTTACAACAGTTTTGCCCGCATTTGATAATTCATTCTCTAACACTATAATTAATGAATGTGTTACTAGAATTGAACTAAATCAAAATTTTTCTTTGATATTTAATAACTCATTAACTATAGCACAGGATCGTTGGAGTGTTGGTGCTTATGATGCAACTGGATGGTTTTTAAACTTCTTAAGCATAGGAGAAAATAGATACACTATAAGTTATCGTTCATTGGTCTATTATTTTGGTAGCGTAAGCGAAACTAGATTTTTCTTTGAACGTGATAAAGTAATCTATGATCCTTTTTCTGGAAAAAATCTACAAGACTTTGTAAGAATACTTGCTACTAATACACAATACAACAGCAACTATTCTTTAGCCAAAGATGTTCAAGTAAGTGTAGTTGGTCAAACTGTTGAAAGTGATGGCTATGTAAATGATTTTGAAATTCAAGTTGCATCAATCGACACCAATAATAGAAATGTAATACTTGATCCCGATTTCTTCACTACTGTTACTGGGTACGTAAATGGTGCAGCAAATACTGGAATATACGTATTCTTTGAATTAGTTGAAGACGCAATAAATTTATCAAGATATCAAATAGTTCCAACTTCAAGTGTAGTTCAGATTCAAAATACAACTCAGATTGAACAATCAAAGTATGATTATCCATTGGGACAATTATTTTATGCGTTCAGTGAAAACAAATTTTACATTACTGTTCAAGATGTAAACGTGTCTACTCCATTGTATAACTTAGTTGAACAACCTCAGTATTCAATACAATATGGTCGTCAAGGTTTACAATTTCAATATAGACACAACAGTAATAATACGACAAGAATTGATCCAGCAACAACTAATGTAATTGATTTATATTTGGTAACACAATCGTATTACACTCAGTATCAGAATTATATTCAAGATACAACTAATACGGTTCCTATGCCACCTAGACCAACGATTAATGAATTAACCGATGAATACAGTGAAATAAATAACTATAAGATGTTGAGTGACAGTGTAATTCCTAATAGTGTTGTGTTTAAACCATTATTTGGACCAAAAGCTGATCCGAAACTCAGGGCAACAATAAAAGTGATTAGATCAAGTTTAACTAATGCAAGTAACAGTGAAATACGAAGTGCAGTACTAACAGAAATGAATAATTATTTCAACATAAACAATTGGAACTTCGGAGACACTTTTTACTTCTCCGAACTAAGTGCCTATCTTCATAGTTCAATTGGAGATTTATTAAGTTCAGTTGTATTAGTACCAAATGACCCTACAATGACGTTTGGTGACTTATATGAAATAAAATGTTTACCTTATGAAATTTTTGTAAATGCAGCAACAGCAAACGATGTGTTAGTAATTGCAGCATTAACCCCCACAGAACTACAAGTGAGATAATATGGCAACAAGAATAAGAACATTAAATTTTCTCCCAGAAATATTTCAAACACCTACAAATTCTCAATTTTTAAATGCAACACTGGATCAATTAGTTGCTCAACCCAATTTAAAGAAAATTCAGGGTTATGTGGGTAGCAAATTAGGATATGGGGTTAATGCTAATTCTTATTACGTTACCGAACCCAATAAAACTAGAACTGATTATCAGTTAGACCCTAGTATTGTTTTTACTAAAGACAACTTAACTACGGCAAAAGACTTTATTAGTTATCCTGGCTTTATTGATGCTCTTAAATTAGAAGGAGCTATTACTGATAACAATTCAAGATTGTTTGAAAGTCAATTCTATTCTTGGGATTCTTTTGTTAACCTAGACATGGTTATCAACTATAATCAATATTATTGGTTACCTGAAGGTCCACCAGTAGTTACAGTTACCCCTAACATTGTGTATATGGTAGGTGATTATGATGTAATAAATTATCCTACTTACTATAATCTTGACCTAACCAGTAGCCCGGTAATTGCTGGTAAAAACCCAACTATCACTTTGATAAGAGGCGGAACATATACTTTTACTGTAAACCAAACTAGTAAATTTTATATTCAAGGTCAACCTGGCTTAACTGGTATTGACCCTACAAACCCTAACATTCAAACTAGAGATGTATTGGGAGTAACTAACAACGGAATTTCTCAAGGTACTATTACTTTTAATGTACCATTAATAACAGCACAAGACCAATACAAATTTGAGAATTCAACTACAGTTGATATAGTAAGCACATTAACATTTAGTGAGATTGATGGACAAACAGTTTCATCAATAGGTGGACTTGATGGTATAACTTCATTGAATGGACTATCATTGCTTCTATATAATGATGAACTAGTTAATAATTTCTACACAATATCATTGTCTGGTCCTACTAATGATCCTATCATAAATCTTACTGCAGGGACTGTAATACCTGTTGATACTACCATCAATGTATTGTATGGTGAAACTTATGGTGATAGAAGTTTTTACAAGGATCCAACTGGACCAGTTGAATTAATTCCATACTTAAGTGCAGATTTGGATATTATTTATTACCAAGATGAATTTGATGCAGACAAAGTAGGTATAATCAAGTTAATAGAATCAAATGAAATCAACTACATTAATGTTGAAACTGAAATTTTAGGACAAACTCAATATACATCTGAAACTGGAATACAGTTTACTAATGGTTTGAAAGTAAAGTTCACTGGAAATATAGTTCCAGAAAGTTATAAGACAGGTGAATATTATGTAGAGAATGTAGGCACAGCTATTCAACTTTTGTCTACATCTTCGTTAGTAACACCAGAAACTTATACCTCTACTATTGATATTGGGTTCGATGTTACGCCATTCGACACTACACCATTTGATGGTGCTTCTAATGTACCAGTGACTCCTGACTACATTACTATTGCTAGAAATAGCATAGACAAAAATGCATGGTCAAGAAGCAATCGTTGGTTTCATATTGAAGTAATAAAAACTTCAGCATTTTTTAATAATGATCCAGCAATTGTTGATACATTTGGCAATGTACGAAACAAAGCCAAACGCCCAATTATTGAATACTATCCTAATTTGAAATTGTTTGATTCTGGTATAGAAGGTAAACAATTCGTAGATTTTATAGATACTAGAACAACAGATGCATTCGGAGAAGTAGTTGGTCAACCATGGTACTACCCAGATGTAAACGTATATACTACCGCAACAGCAACTATAAGTTCAACTAATTATACACCAAGTAGAACTTGTACATCAGCGGCAGATGAGTCAATTACAAATACTGAAACTGTATTTGTTTGTGACAGCACTACAGGATTCAATGTTGGTGACATCGTAAAGTTTACTGTTGCTATGCCTTCACCATTAGCATCAAATACTACCTATTATATTGTTGAAGTAATTGATGGAACTGATTTCAAACTTTCAGCAACAGAAAATGGAAGTTCATTTACTGATATAACTTTTAGTGGGTCATATGCATTTACGTGGATTCCTCAAAGTACCACAGTAACAATTGATACCGATCAAATTACTGGAACTTTTGCAGTTGATCAATATATTACTGATAACTTAAAAGTCTTACCAACCAACACAACTATTAGTGCATTAAGCACTGTTGGTAGCACATTGTATATTACAGTAAGTTGGAATCAAACGACCGGAGTATATTTTGATGCTGAATCAAACATATCTCTAGTTTCAACTTTTACAAACTTAGACAATTTTGCGTTATTTGATGGTGCAAAAATTGTTTTCACAAATGATGAAAATCAAAAAGATAAAATTTATGTAGTAAATTTTTACACTCCACCTTCTGAAGTTGTTCCTGTTATTGCACTTACATTAGATCAAAATGGTACTGTTTTACCTGAACAACAAACTGTAGCGATTCGTGGTGCATTGAATATTAACAAGCAATTTTACTATAATGGTTTAATTTGGGATGTTGGACAAACTAAAACTACTGTAAATCAATATCCATTGTTCGATATATTGGATATAGATGGAAATAGTTTTGGAGATAAAACAATTTATCCAAGTAGCGATTTTGCTGGAAATAAATTGTTCAGATATAGTGTTGGATCAGGTCCAATTGATAGTGTTCTAGGCTTTGCATTGGATTATAGTTCTATTGAAAATGTCGGCGATATAAAATTTGATGTTTCTATCAACATAGATTCCTTCAATTATACCAATGGCACTACACCTATAACTCAACAAGTAAATACTGGTTACGTTTATAAGTATAACAGTCTTACTGATTTTACTAGAGAGTTAGGTTGGCAAACTGCTGTAAGCCCAAGCATTCAATATCAAGTTTTTCAATTTAACTATTATGTAAACAATCCTACAACTACGTTTGAACTTGATGTTGCAAAAGTTGCAGATTCGTTTACTAATTGGCCAACAATTCAGGTATTGGTCAATAATCAAATTTTATCAGTTGATCAGTATCAGGTTACTGTCGGAACAGATACAACTATTGTAACACTAACTGATGTTAGTATTGTAACTGATAACATCATTCAAATTCTTGTAGTAAGTGAGCAAATTAGTAAAGTAGCTTACTACTCTATCCCAATAAACCTTAGCAACAACCCATTCAACAAAGATATTCAATTTGTTAATTTGGGTGATATTAGAGGACAATACCAAAGTATTTTTTACAACAATGTAAACACAACTGGTGACGTTTTTGGATCTAATAACTATCGTGATTTAGGAAACATGGTACCTTATGGTACAAAAATTATTCAAAATAGTGCAAGTTTGGCTGCGTTAGGTGCTCAATTAAGAAGCCCTGCACATAATTTGATTAATTCTATTTCTTACTCAAGTAATGAATATGTTAAGTTTAAAAACTTATTGGTAGATTTAGTTGAAAAAAGTGATTTTGAACAACGTTATGATCCAGCATTTATGCTCGATAACGCTTTGGATCAAATTACTAGTGCGAAGGATAAAAGTTTACCTTTCTTCTGGAGCGACATGCTCCCTTCAAAATCACCATACGTAAGTAACTCATATACATTTTCAAGCACTTTAAGTACTGGAGTTTTCCCACTCTCACAAATTTACAATTTTCAAACTGCAAATTACAATGGTATATTGGTTTACTTGACACGTAGTGTTTCTGGAATTAGAAAAATTACTCAACTTATAATTAATCAAGATTACACTGTAAGTGAGACCGCTAATTCATTGTCTGTAACAATAACATTACAACCTAATGATGTTATTACTATAAATGAGTACAATCAAACATATGGAAGTTTTGTACCTAACACTCCAACCAAATTAGGATTATATCCATCCACTATTCCTAGTGTTGTATTAGATCCAAATTTTCAAAATCCAACTTATTTTATTCAAGGTCATGATGGGTCATACAATAAGTTATATGGTGCATACAATGCAGAAACAGAAATATTAGAAGACTTTAGAGATCAGGTTTTACTAGAATTTGAAAAGAGAATTTACAACAACTTGAAACTAAGCAGTGCATTGCCTATTAACCTATATGACTTTATCCCAGGAAACTTCAGAACAACTGAATATTCCTATGAAGAATTCATGTCAATGTACAGTGTTAATTTCTTGAACTGGATAGGACAAAATCGTTTAGACTACAGAACTCAATACTACAATGTAAACAATAAGTTTACATACAACTACTATCAATCAGGAAATAAACTGACAGGAGCTCCATTAATTCAAGGTTATTGGAGAGGTTTATTTGAATACTTCTTTGACACAAGCACTCCTGATACTACTCCTTGGGAAATGTTAGGATTTACAAATGAACCAGATTGGTGGCAATCTAGATATGGTAGTGCTCCATATACATCTGATAACTTAGTTTTATGGGAAGATTTAAGTAATGGTATAAATTACAATAATGGAAATCCTGTTGTATTACCAGAATTTGTACGTCCTGGATTACTACAAATAATTCCTGTTGATGGTGCTGGTAATGTTGTTGCTCCATTATACAATATTGTGGGTGTTTATGATAGCAAATTGTTCCAACGTGATTGGAAGATCGGAGATGTAAGTCCGGTTGAATTGAGCTATCGTAGAAGCAGCACATACCCGTTTGATCTTATCAAAATGTTGGCTCTAATGAAGCCAGCACAGTTTTACAACCTTGCAATAGACTTAGATAACTACCAGTACAATGAAGAATTTAACCAGTATTTGGTTAACAATCGTAAACATTTGATCTTAAATGAAGTTCAAATATATGGGTCTGGCACGGCTAAAACAAGTTATTTAAACTGGATAGTTGACTATGAAAAACAATATGGTATAAATGCAACTGAAAACCTAACAACTCTGTTTAAAAACTTAGACGTAAGATTAGCATATAGACTAGCTGGTTTCAGTGACAAAGCATTACTAAAATTCTTTGTAGAAAAGGGTTCACCTAATGACAATAACGCTTCTTTATTAATACCAGATGAAAGTTTTAGTGTTTTACTATATGAGAACCAACCATTTGGTAGAATCTTATATTCAGGAGTATTGGTTCAAAAAGTTAGTACTGGATATGCGGTATATGGAAATAGCCAACTAACAACCTATTTCAAAACATTACAGCCTAAATTTGATAGCTATGTTACTGTTACTATAGATGCATTAACTGTAAAAGTTGCTAATACTTTCTTTGAACAAAAGGAAAATATTGTTCCATATAGAACAGTATTCAATACTGTGCAAGAAGTTTCACAGTTTTTGATGAACTATGGCTATTACTTGCAAAAACAAGGGATGTTGTTTGACCAAATAGAAAATGGTATACATGTAACATGGCAACAGATGGTTGCTGAATTCTTATATTGGGCACAAACAGGTTGGCAAGATGGAAGCATTGTCACATTAAATCCAGCTGCTAGAACAGTATTGATCGACAAAGAAAGCACCGTTGTTCAACCACTTACCTTACAACAAGTAAACTTTGTACTGAATCAGAACTTGTATCCAATCAAATCAGTTGATTTGAATGTATTACGTGAACAAACAAAATTTAGTGTTACCGCATTAAACGAAGGTGATGCAATAAGTTATGGGCAATTCAATCTAAGTAATATTGAGCATGGTATAGTTTTCAATAACGTTACCATATTTGATGATTTGATTTATGATCCTATTACTGGATTGAGACAAAATCGTATATATCTGACAGGTAAGAAAACAGCAGAATGGAATGGATTATTAGATGCTGATGGTTTCATTTACAATCAAGACAATATACAAGAATGGCAAACAAATAGAAAATACACCAAAGGTGAAATAGTAACTTATAAAAACAAGTATTATGTTGCTATTAACATAGTTCCTGCAAGTACAACCTTCTTGGAAAATTATTGGATAGTCACTGACTATGATAAAATTCAAAAAGGCTTGTTACCTAATAGCAGCACACGTTCATATGAAAGCACATTATACTATGATACCAATACTGCTAATTTGGAAAATGATGCAGATTTACTAGGTTTCTCGTTGATTGGTTATAGACCTAGAAACTATTTAAATGCTGCTGACTTATCTGATATCACGCAAGTAAACGTTTATAAAAACTTGATTAAGAATAAAGGTTCTACTAATGCGATAAGTGCATTTAAGGGAGCAACATTGCCACAGGGCGGAATACAGTATGAAGTTTATGAAAATTGGGCAATCAAAACAGGTGAGTTTGGTGGAGTATTAAACAATAATTTTGTTAACTTAAGATTAAATCAATACAAACTAACTGGAAACCCAGCTATAGTTCAATTAACTACTGGTGTAGTTTCAGATGGGGTCCAACAAGCCATTACATTGAATAACATCAGTAATTATAGTAGACCAATTACTAATCCTGAAATATTAGCAACTATTAGTCCATCAGAGCCAAACAAGGTATATTCTGATGCAGGTTATGTAAACTATAACGATGTAAAAATGTCATCGTATTTTTATTCAGGTCTTCCTGTAGCAACAAATACAAAGGGAAACATCGTTCCTATTGAAAACTTTTATGTTCGTGACTATGTATGGTTAGCAAATTTCTTAGAATCATGGCAGGTATTTACCCCTGATTCATTAGGACAGGTGATAACAGTAAACAATAACTTAAACAACACTGTTACGATTACATTTTTAAACCCACACAATCTAACTCAATATCAACCTTTTGCTGTTGTAAATTTCAATGCAGCAGTTGATGGATACTATATTGTTAGTGCAGTAGTTGATTCATATAGAGTATTGGTTTCTTTAACTTTAGATCCATCTATAACACAAATACAGGCTAGGGGTATAGGATTAAAGTTACAATCACAAAGAGTTAATAAGCCAAGTGAGATAAACGATTTACCTCTAATCAATAGTGAATTCAGAAAAAATACTGTTTGGGTAGACACCAGTACTGATGGCTCTTGGGCAGTATATAGAAAAAGCATTAATTATGCATTAAATGAAACAATTGAATATCAGGGTTCAAGTAGTTTTGGAAGTGCAGTTGCTTATACTGATAATGCAGGATATATTATAGGAGATAAAGATGCAGGTAAACTTTATCGCTATGTCTTTAATCCTATAAGCAATCAGTATATATTACAAGTACCGGTAATTACTGAAGGTTCTTCGTTTGGATCAACTATTGTTTATAGTGATGACATATTTGTAGTTTCTGAACCAAGTGGCACACCTAAAGTTTATGTTTATCAACTAGTTGAAAACACAATAAGTAACACATTAAATGAAATACAAGTAATTTCTGCTCCTGGGGGAATAACTGATTGGGGAAGTGCGTTAGCAATTTCGGGAGATAAAAATTGGATTTATGTTTCTGACATTAACAATAACACTGTTTATGTTTACCAAAAGTCATTTATTCCAACTCCTGCTGGAAGTTTTGTTGTCGGACAGACATACACAATTACAAGTCTAGGAACAACAGACTTTACACTATTGGGCGCACCATCTAATACAGTTGGAGTAACATTTGTTACGACTGGTGTTGGAACAGGAACAGGTACTGCAAATAAAACAACTTATATAAACACAAATACAATTGATGGTGATGCATTAGGTTTAACCACATCAGGTGATAATTTTAGTGCTACATTAGCAACAAACTACCAAGGCGATGTATTAGTTGTTGGTGCACCAAACCAAAATTATAATGTTTCGGTTGAAGATTATGGTTATGCATATGTGTTTAACAGATACTATCAAAATATTGAAGTTCAATCTGCAAGTACCAATAATAGACAAATGTTTAATCTTGCTTGGACTCCAGACACCTTGTCTAAGACAGTTACCGCTACTACATCGGGAACAAACTTAATAACTCTAAATAACACCACTAACCTAACTGTAAATGATCCTATCATCTTTACTAATGGTGTATCAGGTACTGACTTTGTTAATACTAACATTTCAACCAATACTGTTTACTACATTGCAAGCATAAGCGGTAGTGACATAACTATTAAAACTGCAAGATTTGGTGGAACTGTAGTAGCGTTACAAACTAAGGGTTCAATGTCAGGTAATGCATCAGCACAAAATGACACATTGTTTGTTGCTTTAAATGGAACATTAGTAGAAGATAATCAATATGCGGTAGTGGGAAGTCAATTAGCATATGTTGGTTCTTTAAATGCAGGTGATATTATTACAGTCAATGCAAAAGAATTCAACTACATGCAAAGATTGAGTAATGAATCAACTCCGCAAATAGGTGTGCAATTCGCTACTAGCATGGATACAAATCTATATGCAAGTGAAATCATTATAGGAGCACCATATCAATTAATCACACAAGATCAAGAAGGTGCTGTTCACAGATTTACTAATGCAGGTTCTAAATATGGAACAGTAACAGGTCAAACTTCGGTCAATTTAACAACTACAAGACCATTGTTAATAAATGGTTATTTGGTTAATTTGCCAGCTGGAAATGCTGCTGCCGCTGCAAACGTTATTGTTGGAAGCAAAATCACAAATGTTACCGCTTCTGCATCAAACGGCATATTAACTATTTCATTGGTAAACAATTCAATTGCACCAGTAAATCAAAAACTTATTTTAACATCAACCGATCCTGATACTTTAACTGAATTGGGATTCGTTACATATATAAAAACACAAACTATTACTTGCCCACATACTAGCAACAGAACTCAATTTGGATTTACTGTAAAGACTAATGAGTTCAATTCATTTGTTGCAAGTGCAATAGTTGGAACAAGATTCTCAAGCACTACTTTTGATTTTACTGACGATGAAAATCAGGATAATGACACTATTTTTGATAACAATGCAACACAATTTATAGATCAATATCCAAATGCAGGTGCAGT